GTTACGAGTGGTACACATCTGGCCCGAGACAGCGTTTACAGCCTGGCGGAATTATTGTGATAGTAATGACTAGGTGGAGTACAAAAGACCTGGTTGGTAAAGTTTTAAGCAAACAAGGTGATGAAAATGCAGATCAATGGGAGGTAGTAGAGTTTCCTGCTATTTTACCAGATTCAGAAAAACCTTTATGGCCAGAGTTTTGGAAAAAAGAAGAATTGCTTGGCGTAAAAGCCTCGTTACCAATATCTAAGTGGAACAGTCAGTGGATGCAAAATCCTACAGCTGAGGAAGGATCTATAGTAAAAAGAGAATGGTGGAATAGATGGGAAGACCATGATGTACCTTCTTATTCTTATGTAATACAAAGTTATGATACGGCTTTTTCTAAAAAAGAAACAGCCGACTATTCAGCCATAACTACCTGGGCAATTTTTAACAGAGGTGACGAACAAAACGATGAAATTATACTTTTAGATGCAAAAAGGGTACGTTTTGACTTTCCAGAACTAAAAAAACTTGCTTTAGATGAATACAGATACTGGGAGCCAGATTGTGTGTTAATTGAGGCAAAAGCATCTGGAACACCGCTTACACACGAACTCAGACGTATGGGCATACCTGTCACCTCATATACACCAAGCAGAGGACAGGACAAAGTAGCCAGGATGAATAGTGTTGCACCTATATTTGAATCTGGCATGGTGTGGGCACCAGAAGATGATTTTGCCGAAGAGGTCATTGAAGAAATGGCATCATTTCCATTTGGTGATTATGACGACTTTTGCGATAGTGCTACAATGGCTCTAATGCGTTTCCGTCAAGGTGGTTTTATATCACTACAAGAAGACTACCAAGATGAAATAAAGTTATTAAAGAAAAATAGGACGGTTTATTATTAAGACATACGCAACAACTTTTGAATGGGATGGAGTAAAATATTCTGGCCCTTTAATACATGCAGAAAGTTTTACACAGGCTAAAATAATAGCAGAGTACCATGGCCTTTTGATTGATGGTGAATTAGAGGCTATCATAGGAACAGAAGTGGAACTTACAGAAGATCCACGCAACAGGGTTTTACATTAATTATGGCTATAGATAAATTAGGAACGAACGAAGATCCAGATATAAAAGTCCAGGGATCCTCTGTAGAAATCGTACCAGATACTACAAGAGACGAACAAATTGCAGCAGCAGCTCAGATATTAGTTGATGATGAAGAAATACTTTTAGACCAAGAAATACAACAAGAGTTGGCACCACAAATGAGTTTTGATGCTAATTTAGTAGACTTTATAGATGAAATTACACTCGAAAAAATAGCAAGCGATTTACTCAGTTCTATTAGAGGCGATAAACAATCAAGATCTGAGTGGGAAAAAACTTATACCGATGGCCTTAAATATCTTGGTATGAAGTTTGATGAAACCAGGTCGCAGCCATTTGAAGGATCATCTGGTGTGGTGCATCCCATTCTTGCTGAGGCTGTAACTCAGTTTCAAGCTCAAGCCTATAAAGAAATGCTACCCGCAAAAGGTCCAGTAAAAACAGAAATTGTTGGTGCTCGAACTATAGAGACTGAAAATCAAGCTGAACGTGTCCAGGAGTTTATGAATTATTACATAATGAATGAAATGGACGAATATGATCCAGAGCTGGATCAAATGCTGTTTTATCTACCATTAGCTGGATCTTGTTTTAAGAAAGTTTATTTTGATAATGTGTTAAACAGAGCTGTAGCTAAGTTTATTGCGCCAGAAGATCTTATTGTGCCTTATGAAGCAGCTGACATGAGTTCAGCTGAAAGAATTACACACTCAATAACCATGTCTGCCAATGAAATTAAAAAACAGCAAGTATCTGGGTTTTATGCAAATGTCGACATAGGATCTGGCGGCATATCAGAAGATATGAACGATATAGATGAAGCGATAGATGAAATACAAGGCATATCACCCTCTTATAAAGAAAACAGAAACAGAACCGTTTATGAAGTACATACGGTATTAGACATAGAAGGTTTTGAAGACATGGACCAAGGCGGTGTACCAACTGGCCTTAAATTACCTTACATAGTGACTATTGAAGAAGACTCGGAACAGGTTTTATCAATAAGAAGAAATTATATAGAAACAGATCCGTTTAAAAACAAAATCAATTATTTTGTACAGTATAAATTTTTACCTGGACTTGGTTTTTATGGCTTAGGCTTATCACACATGATCGGCGGCCTTTCAAAAGCATCAACATCTATATTAAGACAGCTTATTGATGCTGGTACTCTTGCTAATTTACCTGCTGGTTTTAAAGCAAGAGGTATGAGGATCCGAGACGAGGACGATCCATTACAACCAGGTGAATTTAGAGATATTGACACTACAGGTGGATCCTTAAGAGAAAATTTAATACCGCTACCAATAAAAGAGCCAAGTAATGTTTTAATGCAATTACTCGGTATTTTAGTAGATTCTGGTAAGCGTTTTGCCGCTATAGCAGACATGAATGTAGGTGACATGAACCAAGCAATGCCTGTTGGTACAACTGTTGCTTTACTTGAGCGTGGCACTAAGGTAATGAGCGCAATTCATAAAAGATTGCATTATGCACAAAGAATTGAGTTTGGATTACTTGCAAAAGTATTTAGTGAGTATTTACCTCCTGTTTATACTTATCAAGTTGGTTCTGGACCAGGTGAAGTAAAACAACAAGACTTTGACGATAGAGTAGATATAGTACCAATCTCAGATCCTAATATTTTTTCACAAAGCCAAAGAGTGACCTTAGCTCAAGAACTTTTACAAATGGTTCAATCAAACCCAGAAATACACGGCCCTCTAGGAATTTATGAGGCTTACAGAAGAATGTATGCAGCTCTTGGTGTAGATAATGTTGATGCTTTGTTACAGCCACCGCCAGACAATACACCTAAACCACAGGATGCAGGTTTAGAAAATGCTGGGTTATTAATGGGCCAACCTGCCCAGGCTTTTCCAGAACAAAATCATCAAGCGCATTTAGATACGCACAAAAGTTTATTTTTAACTACTATTGTAAAAGAAAGTCCCCAGGTACAAGCTCTTATAATTTCTCACTGCATGCAGCATTTACAATTTATGGCAATGCAGCAAGCGCAAGAACAAATGCCACCAGAAATACAACAACAAATACAGCAAATTCAAGGACAAATGCAACAAGTTTCTCCAGAAGAAGCGCAACAAATCCAACAACAAATACAAATGATTACAGAACAATTTAGTGCCCAGATTATGGCTCAACTAGCTAACGAGTTCTTGCAATCTATTGGTATGGGATCTGGTGAAGATCCATTAGTGGATATAAGAAACCGTGAATTAGATCTAAAAGATAAAGAACTAAACATGGAATCTGAGCAGTTTATGGTAAAACAAGGCCAAAGACAGCAAGAAAAAATGATGGACGGGCAATTGCAACAAACAAGGATAAATGTGCAAAAAGAAATTGCGGATGATAAACTTGGAGTCGCTTTAGATAGACTTAAACAAAATGCTGATTTAAAGTTATTTGAATTAGAGAATAAAATTCGAGGAATATTATGACAACATCTTACAAACTAGAAGCACAGAAAAAATTAAAAGCTGAAAAAAAACTAATGCGTGAGCAAGAGGCTATGGAGTTAAAACAACAACAAGAAATAGAAGATAAAGCGCATCAAGAAAATATGGCTAGAATAGCTGCAAAGATGGCAATTATTAATGGTGCAGTGCCAGTAGAGGAGAAAAAAGTTGTTAAAAAAACAACAACAAAGAAAAAATCTACAGCAAAAAAGCCAGCAGTAAAGAAAAAAACTACGGTTAAAAAAGCAACAAAGAAAAAGACTAAATAAATTATGGATGAAATAGCTGTTTTAGACAGTATTAAAAAATCAATTGCACAAAGAGAACAGCAAATACAAGAAACTTTGATGTCTGGTGGACTAAAAGATATTGAACATTATAAATATTTGCAAGGAGAGCTCAGTGCTTTATACTATATTGCAAACGAGATAAGTGATATGGGAAAAAATATATGACGAATATTAAAGAAAATAACGTAATGGCCAAAAAGGTAGCAGAGGCATACGTTGAACCAGATTCTGTGGTTTTAGATCCAGAAAAGCTAGATCAATCAATTTTAGATCGCATGCCGCAACCAACTGGATGGAGAATGTTAGTGCTACCATACGCAGGAAAAGCCAAAACAGAAGGTGGTATTATTCTTACAAAACAAACAACGGACAGAGAGGCTTTGTCAACAGTTGTAGCTTATGTGGTTAAAAAAGGACCACTAGCTTACAACAACAAAGAGAGATACGGAGATTCACCCTGGTGTGAAGAAAAACAATGGGTTTTAATCGGACGCTACTCTGGTTCGAGATTTAAACTTGAGGACGGTGCAGAGGTTCGCATTATCAATGATGATGAAGTGATTGCCACCATACTTAATCCAGATGATATAGTGAGCTTATGACGATAGAAGAACAAAATCAAATACAACCAGAGGTTGAAGATATTGAGGTAGAAGTTACTGAATCACAAGAAGTTTCTAAAGAGGCTTCAAGCGACGACGAGCTAGAAAATTACACAAAAGGTGTATCAAAAAGAATAAACAAACTAAATGAAAGAAAAAGAGCTGCCGAAGAAAAAGCAGCTGCATTAGAAGCTGCATTACAGCAAAGAGAACAAGAAGTCCATGCTTATTATAACCAAGCATTACAATCTCAAAATAGTTTGTTAGCAAAAGAAGAAGAAACGATTAATTTAAAAGAGCGCGAAGCTAATGAGCTGTATAAAAAAGCTCATGGTGCAGGCGATGCTGAACTTATGTCAAAAGCTGACAGTTTAAAAAATGAAGTTTCTATACAAAAAGAAAAGGTAAGAATTGCAAAACAGAGACAAGAACAAACATATGCTCAGTCACAGCAAAATTACTATCAACAACCTGCACAAGAACAAAAAGTCCAGGTGCAGCCAACTCAAGAGGCTTTAGAATGGAAGTCAAAAAATAGTTGGTTTGGTGAAGAACCAGAAGCTACACAATACGCTCAATATACACATGTAAATTTGGTTAATGAGGGTTTTGAACCAGATTCAACTGAATATTATAATGAGTTAAATAATAGAGTTTATAAAGTTTATCCAGATCTAAGATCTGATAATGCTGATCAAAGTGAGGGCAGGCCCGCTGTGCAAAGAGTCGCCTCCACTTCCCCAGGAAGTCGGCAAAAAACACAAGGCAAAAAGAACGGTGTGCAATTTTCAAAAAATGAAGTTGACAGACTCCGTGGACTAAAGCCGCATGGCATGACAGAAGATGCCTGGCTAAAATCCGTTGCTAAAGAAAAACAACGAATTGCATCTAGGGAGGCAAAATGACAACTGAAAAAGAAATAACACAAACCAGAAATTCTCGTGAATCCGAGCAGCACGCTAAAAATACTCGTAGACAACCATGGCGACCAGTAAGAAAACTTGAAACTCCTCCACCACCAGAAGGATACGAATATCGTTGGATAAGAGAATCCATGCTTGGTCAAGAGGATAAAGCTAATGTAAGTAGAAGAATTAGAGAAGGATGGGAACTCGTAAGAGGAACCGATCTCCCTAGTGAATTTTCTTACCCTACAGCTGACGAAGGAAGACATGCTGGTCTTGTTTATAGTGAAGGCTTGCTATTGGCAAAAATACCTATTGAAACCAAAGAAGAACGTAATGCTTATTACGAAGATCAAACCCGTCTTAAAAAAGAGGCTTTAGACAATAATATGTTTACAGAATCCAGAAAAGATGGCAGGTACGTTAAGTATGATGCAGATAGAAAGTCTAATGTTACTTTTGGAAAAAAGTAATTAAAATAGGAGAATATAAAAATGGCTAATAAAGATAGCGCATTTGGATGTAAACCTGTTCGTATGATGAGCGGAGCACCCTATTCTGGTGGACAATCCAGATATAGAATTGCTAGTGGAGCAACAACACCAATATTCCAAGGCGACTTGGTAACACAGCTAACTGGCGGTGTAATTGGTAGACATGCAGCTTCTGGTACTGTTCCAATTGTCGGAGTGTTTAACGGTGTTCAATACACTGATCCAACATCTGGCGAACAAGTGTTTAGTAACTATTATCCTGGAAGCATCGCTGCTTCTGATATAATAGCAAGCGTCGTTGATGATCCCAACGTAGTTTTTGAAATTCAAGGAGACGCAGCAATGCCTGTGGCCGACTTGTTTGGAAACTTTGAAATCGTTGATGGTTCACCAGTTGGCGATACTTCATCTGGGATTTCTAACACTGAGATTGCTGTGAGCACTGGTAATACCACTGCTACACTGCCTTTGAAAGCGTTAGACATATCACAGGATCCAGAAAACGATGATGTTTCATCATCAAATACTAACGTACTTTGTGTCATACAGAATCATATCTGCGGACAAAAAAGTGCTGGTTTAGCATAAGGAGGCTAAAATAAAATGGCAATTTCAAGAGCACAATTAGCGAAAGAGCTAGAGCCTGGTCTAAACGCACTTTTTGGAATGTCCTATGATTCCTACGAGAGAGAATATGAAGATATTTTTGTTATCGAGGATTCAAATAGAGCATTTGAAGAAGAGGTTTTAGTAACTGGATTCGGTTCTGCACCACTTAAGTCCGAAGGACAGGGTGTACAATTTGACAACGCATCTGAAAGTTACAGTGCACGTTATACGCATGATACGATTGCGTTAGCGTTTGCTTTAACGGAAGAAGCAGTAGAGGACAATTTATATGACAGTCTCGGGAAGAGATACGTCAAAGCATTAGCAAAATCTATGGCTAACACCAAAGAGGTTAAAGGCGCTGATGTTTTAAATAATGCTTTCTCTTCTAGCTTTACAGGAGGCGATGGAGTATCACTTATTAACACTGCCCACACACTATCTGGTGGTGGAACAGCTGCGAACAGAGCTACTACTATGGCTGACTTAAATGAGGCTTCATTAGAAGACGCATTGATTGATATTTCAACTTTCACGGATGATAGAGGTTTAACTATTTCTGTCCAAGCTGACAAACTTGTGGTCCCACCACAGTTAGTGTTTGTTGCTGACAGAATCTTAAACTCTCAGCAAAGATCTGGTACAGCTGATAATGACCTTAACGCAATTAAAAACACTGGGGTTTTACCTGGTGGCTATAGCGTCAACCATTATCTTACTGATCCAGATGCTTTCTTCATCCTTACATCTGTAAATAGTGCAGGCGAAGGTCTAAAAATGTTCCAAAGATCTCCAATGGAGACTTCAATGGAACCAGACTTTTCTACTGGCAATATCAGATATAAAGCGAGAGAGAGATATTCATTCGGTTTCTCTGATTGGAGAGGAATTTACGGATCTCAAGGTGCATAAATGAACGATTAGAAATACCGTTTATAACTCAAGTATTTCAAACAAAGGGCCTCAAAAGGGCCCTTTTTTTTGCCTAAAATAAATCAATATATTATGTGTAAATAGTTGCAATTAGTTGCATATTTTAGTATATTAGTTATGTGGGAATTGAAATTAAAAAGACAAAAAAAGGAGGTCTTATGAAAGAAGGTGCTTTAATCAAAAAGCTAAACAAACTTTATCCTGGTGTCAAAGCTACTCCGATGGCTGAGTGGGACGACACCAATGATCCAGGCATTTGGTTTAAAGGTAGTGAAGACAGCATGGCTGTCGATGGCTTACCGCTTTATGACTGCTACGAAGAGTTTGGGTATGAGATCAACCCAGACGTTGAGAAAATTTTGAACGATGCTGGTTGGATGGCAGAGCCATACGATGCTGGCACTTTAATGGCTTACCCAAATTAAGGAGGTGGCGTAGTGAAAAACTATAAAGATGTTACTCATTATACCAATAGGTATGATGATCTTATGAACACTGAACTAGAGATAGTGAAAAATGTTTACAATTATGACAAGGATGGTGCTAGGCAAGACGACTACTTGCTTTATCCAAAATACAGTATCAAATTGCCTAATAAAATGACTGGACTAAGAATGACCAGCACCATGGATGGTGAACAACCTTGTTATGAGAACACAGCATATTTGAATATGCTTGAGGAATACAATGTTTATCACGACATGAGCATTGCGGACTATCCAAGACACGGTGATACTAAAAGGATTTTTTACAAAGATCTTGAAAAAGCTCAAGCTGCTTTATATTACTTAAAAAAACACAATAACTATATCAACAAAAAGGAGGTTGCGTAGTGAAATACAAATCAAGTGATGATGTGATAAAAGACTTAATGCCAAAGGTTATTAAGTTGGTTAGACAAACAGCATACGTTGATCCAAATGATCCAAGAGTAACTGACGCAGATGCTCTTGGAATAATTGTGGCCAAGTATTTGAAATGGGATGGTGCAGACATTATGGAAACAATGCACTCAGCTCTGGAAGATGCCAACTACCACACACTAAACGAAAAATTGTTAGAAACATACAAGGATTGGGAGAACGAAGATCCTGGTGAACTTGACTGGAATAATACGGCTAGTCCAGCGCATTATTAAAAGGAGTTATAAATAATGAAACCAATAAATAGAATATTTGTTGATATGGACGGAGTCTTAGCTGACTTCGTCCAGGGCGTTCAAGGGCCAAAGTATTTGAATGGCACTTTGACTGACGACTTGTATGACGACAATAAAATTGCACTTAGTAACAAAGGCCTATTCAAAGATCTACCGCCTATGACTGATATGCAAGATCTTATTGACGGCATTAAAGATACAGGTATTTACTGGGAGATCCTAACTTGTACTGGTGAGCTAAACAGAAAAAAAGTAGCACAAGACAAAACCACTTGGATTAGAGAACATGTAGATCCAGGAGTCGTTATTACTTGTACTTTTAAAGGTGAGCAAAAAGCAGCCTATGCTAAACCTGGTTCTGTACTTATTGACGACAGGCCTAGAAACATAAACGCCTGGACCGACGCAGGTGGTATAGGTATTCTTCACGCCAACGCAGCTGACACAATGCAACAGTTGCAAGATCTAATAAACTAGGTTCCTAGTTGCACAAATAACAGCCAAAAGGTATTATCGATACTGTACTTATGAATGTTGCGGACATGGTGTTCGCAATGGCTAATTAAAAGGAGGCTGTTTATGACTACGCATTTTACCTCTGGCGTGACTAACGTCAGTTCAACTGGGTCCGAAGGACTCGTAAAACAACCGAGCAAGCACAAGTATCACGATTACTTTAATGATTTTGATACATACCTAGCTTCGGATTGGACTATTACAACTACAGAAGCTGGCACTGGTTCAGCAACCGAGGCTCTTGCAGATGGCGATGGCGGTTTATTATTGCTAACAAACGCTGCTGGAGACAATGATCTGGACTTTTTACAACTTGTAAAAGAAGGCTTTAAATATGAAGCTGGAAAACAACTCGGATTCTACTCCAGGTTTAAAACAAACGACGCTACTCAATCTGATATTGTTTGCGGTTTACAAATAACCGATACAACACCATTAGATGTTTCAGACGGTGTTTTCTTTATTAAAAGTGACGGATCTACAACTATTACTTTTGTAGTAGAAAAAAATGGTACGCAATCTACTTTAGATCTACCAAATGCTGTTGCAGATGATACTTTTATGACTGTTGGTTATTTATATAATCCTAAAGATCAAAAGTTTCATGTTTATCAAAACAATGTATTAGCTGGCACAGTAGTGAACACTAATGCACCAGATGATGAAGAATTAACAGTTAGCTTTGGTATTCAAAATGGAGCAGCAGCTGCAAAGACTATGACAATAGACTATGTGCACGCTCTAAAAGAACGTACTAGCTCAACTGAACTTTAAGGAGTAAAAAATGGCTGACGCAGTAACTTCACAAACCATTCAAGATGGTGAAAGAACCGCAATTTTAAAATTTACCAATGTGTCTGACGGCACTGGTGAGTCGGCTGTAAAAAAAGTAGATGTCTCTGCGCTTGCTAAAAATAGCGCAGGGCAAACTTGTACTTCTGTATCGGTAGCAAGAATATATTGGGCAACAGTTGGAATGAGCGTCAAATTAGAGTTTGATGCGTCTACCAATGTCCTGCTTCTTGGTTTGCCTGCTGATAGTACAGGTGATGAATTTTACGATCTATTTACTGGTATCCCTAATAACGCTGGATCTGGCGTTACTGGTGATATTGATTTTACAACGACTGGCCATTCAAGCGGCGATAGCTACTCGATTATATTGGTACTTAATAAAAACTATTAAGTATGGCGGACAAAAAGCCTAAGAAAAAAGCTAAACCAATAGCTAAGACAGTAGGCAAAGGCGGTAATTACCGCTCTACCAAAAGTGGAGCGGGAATGACCAAAAAGGGTGTTGCTGCTTATCGTAAGAAGAATCCTGGATCTAAACTTAAAACAGCTGTAACAGGCAAAGTTAAGAAAGGAAGTAAGGCCGCAAAAAGACGTAAATCTTATTGTGCTAGATCCGCAGGACAATTAAAGAAGAGTTCAGCAAAAACTAGAAACAATCCTAATTCAAGAATTAGGCAAGCAAGACGTAGATGGAAGTGTTAAATGATTGTAAAAAGAAATACAAAAAAGAAAGTTAATAAAGTTATTAAAGGTTTAAAAAAAGCAAGTAATCTACATGCAAAACAGGCAAAAACCTTAGAGTCGTTAAAATTAAAAAAAGGCGGTGCTGCTAAAAAGAAATCAAAAACACCAAGCAATGTATCTAATCCTAGTTTGTACTCTAGGGTTAAGTCTGAGGCTAAACGTAAATTTGACGTTTATCCTAGTGCTTATGCAAATGCCTAGTTAGTAAAAACATATAAAAAACGCGGCGGTGGCTACAAAGGTGCCAAAAAAGCTGCCGAGGGTGGAGAAATGAGTAAATTAAAACCAATACCTTCTGACAATAAAGGATTAAGAAAACTACCTACCAAAGTAAGAAACAAAATGGGTTTCATGCGTAACGGTGGCGAAGTAATGATGGTCCAGGGCAGAGGTTGTGGCGCTATGATGCAAAGCAAGCGCAAAAAGACTAAAGTACCTAGAAGTTAAAAATGAGTCTGACCAAGTGGTTTAAAGAAGATTGGGTTGATATTGGATCTCCAAAAAAAGGTGGGGGTTTTAATAAATGTGGTAGGTCTAAGCAAAAAAAAGACGCTAAAAGAAAATACCCAAAATGTGTGCCAGCTGCTAAAGCTGCAAGCATGACTAAAGCACAAAAAAAATCAGCGGTTCGACGTAAAAGATCTAAAAAACAAGGCGTTGGTGGTAAACCAACAAATGTAAAAACTTTTGCCGCAAAAGGTGGTAAGATAATAAAAAATTCAAACATGGGATTGTTTGGAAGGAGTTAAAAATGAAAGGAACGAAATATAAAGCTGGCGGCGGTGCTATGAAAGGTACTAAATATAAAGCTGGTGGCGGTGCTATGAAAGGTACTAAATATAAAGCTGGTGGCGGTGCTATGAAAGGCACTAAATACAAAGCAGGTGGGGGTGCTATGAAAAGCACTAAAGGTTTTTCTAAAGGCGGAGCTGCTTTGCAAAGTGAAATGAAAGCCAATCCTGGTATGGGTAATATGCCTAAATCAATTATGATGAAACTAGGTGGAGCTGTTAAAGGCACTAAATACAAAGCTAAAGGCGGAAAAAGGTAAACTTTTTTAATTAAATAAGGTGGCGTATTTAATATCAAATATCCCGCAGTTTAAATGCTGGGTACGAAAAGAATTTACAACCAACCATCAACATGGTCACGGTGAATATTTGCATGCTTTGGCATTTGCAGTTAATACAATCCCAGACAGATCTTTGTCCTTTCAAGTTGTTTTTACTGGTTGTGAAACCGATTTTGAGGGTTATCCCGACGAAAATGTACACGGTGGAGCTATGTGGGCCAGGATGCCTATACAAGCTCTTGTTGGCGACATACCTTTACCAGAATGGCCAAAACCAATGGAAGATCATTTAGCACAACCTTGGGATTGTTTAAGTCACGATCATAGCGTAGTCATACTTGACAGAGTAAGCTCAAGTCCTTGGTATTGTAAAATAGATGGCGAGTTTTATATGGGTAAGTATTTATTCACAGTTGATTATACCGAAAATTCTATTGCAGATGATCCTGCACAACATAAACAGTCACATGTGTTATATCTGACTGACGCTGGTGAATATACTGGTAATTTTGTAGCTCTACCTAATAATAGAGTAAGAGCAACTAATCCAGCTTTATGGAGAACAGGTGA